ATGAAGAATTAGTATTTAGATTACCACTAAATGAAAAGATTAATCACGCAGCAACTTCTAGTTTAACCGGTATACAACCATTATCTAGTAGTATATCAGCATCATTTAATAATTGGTCATCAAATACTCCATATGCATATAATGATGAAACTTATTATTATAATAATATACAACTAGGACCAAATTTTTACAATAGTAGTAAAATTTATATTGATGATACCGATACTACATCATTAGTATTAGATCCGAATCGTAGTGTTTTAGATGACACAGTGAATAGCCCAAACTCTGCAGATTCTAATAGAATTGGAGTATTTTATTCACCACAAAATATGATTAATGATGATATAATTTCGCATTTAGGGTATCTAGATTTAAATTCATATATTGGAGATCCAACCGAAATTGGCGATACTCAATATAATAGTTTAGTAAAATTTTCTAATATATATTGGAAGAAATATTCGGATAAAGCGTTATTAAATGATTTTATCCGTATGTTTAGTTTGTATGATCAATCATTATTTACTCAATTAAAGAAATTATTACCGGGTAGTGCTCAAACATTAACAGGTATATTAATACAACCAAACATATTAGAAAGAAATCGATACAATCATCAACCATCATTATCTAGACAATATGATGATTTACAAACAGAAATTACACGTGATGATGAAACGATTATATCTGCAGATCAATATTCAGTAAATTATACTGCATTATTCCCGGAAATTTGTAAAATACAATCTGAAGTTAGCGATGTTTATAATTTAGATTTAACTGGTAGTGATGAATCTAGATATAATGGCACTACATATGTTCGTAATTATATTAATAAATCAGGATCTACATATATTAATGATATTACGCCATATTGGATGTCTTACGGTGTAATTGATATGATAAGTAATGATAATATTGTTACTCCATATACAGCAGGTAGCGTTAGAAGATTATACGATGGGTGCAAGATGACTTCTAAAGATTTTAATATTAGATCCAATGATACATATGATAATGGACCGGTTGTAGAACTATTTATTATTAAAGGAAATCAACTTGTGATAAATAAAAATGCTATACCAAATGTAGACTCTGGGGTTGCTAAAGATACTAGTATTATAATAGATCCGAACGCACAATCTAGTTAACAAAATATTATGATATCATATTTATAATAAAAAATAATTAAATTTAAAAAACAATATACATGGGATATTTAGACAATTCAAGTGTTACGATTGATGCAATTTTAACAATTGCCGGTCGTGAAGCATTAGCAAAAGGTAATTTTAATATTACAAAGTTTGCATTAGGTGATGATGAAGTTGATTATAGATTATGGAATACGAATCATCCATTAGGTAGTTCATATTATGGTATTATCATAGAAAATATGCCAATATTAGAAGCAATACCAGATGATAATAGTGCATTGAGATCTAAATTAATATCACTAAAAAAGGGAGCTACAAAAATACCAGCAATATCTATTGGAGCTAGTACTTCATTTACATTGAAAATTGCAAATAGTTCAGTGACACTTAGTCCAAAAACTGATAATATTGTTTCTCCAGAAGCATATACTATATACACAACTACTAAAACTTTAATTAATATTAATGGAGCAAAACCGACAGTTGATGGTATCCAAGGTAATACTTTTGTGATTTCAGCTAATCTTAATACTGTTCCAAGTGGTACAACTAAATCTACTACTATAACGATTGTAGATAATATGTCGGGTGCTACATTATCTGCATCAATTATCGTAACAAACGCATAAAATAATAATAAGATAATAAATTATGATAAATTTAATTAAAACTAAATACAAATCAATTGGTCAAACTCCTGGTAGTATATATACTGTATTTGATACGGATAATGATATTGTATCAGATAGTAAAGAGATCGTAACTGGTGGAATTTGGTCTAATAATACAGCATCTTTATCGACACATTGGTCATCGAGTGTACAAACAAATACACAACGTCAATATTATGTTGATGTATTAAATACAAATCCTAGTAGTACAGATAGTTTAGTACAATATACTGTAGCATATGGTCATCGATTTGGTAGTGGATCTAATTCTGTAGGATCATTAAATGATTCGCCGTCTAGAGCTATATATTCTCAATTTAGACAAATACTAACTGAACCAGGGACTAATCAATTTGCAACGTATTTGTCTGGAAGTACGGATAGTATTTATGTAATATCGTTTAAACGTAATAGAATTAAAGAACGTTTAGATGTTGGTAATTTTGAAATTCCATTGCGAAATATTACCGCGCGTGCAACTAATGCATCTGGCTCAGTAACACTCGGTACTACCGTACACACATTAATTGATGATTCTAGTATAACTACAAATACAACGGTAAATGCAGGCAGAGAATATAACTTAGTATCAGGTTCAATTACAACTGGTGTATTTACTCCGAATGCCCCAAAATATTATGGAAAAGTTTATCCAGACCATGGAATTATTGTATTAGATGGTAATGTATTGGATTTAAAATTGGGATTTGCTACTAATCTTAATTCAAGTGTTGAAGCAAACAACCATTTTGCGGTATTTAGATCTATTTCAGGATCTGGTGTTTTAACTAATCCAGCAACAAGTGATTTATTTGGATTTTTTGCAAGAAATAGTGAAACTGTTACGAGTACTCATTATTTTGTAAGAGTAAAAAATTCACAATATAATTATTCAAATAATAATACATATGTAACTAGTAGTACTGCATTAGGTGTTAATGCAATTGCTGAAGAAACTTGGAGGGGTGCTGATTCGAACCCAATTACATATATTACTACTATTGGATTGTATGATAATGCTAATACATTATTAGCAGTTGCAAAAGTTAGTAAACCAATACTAAAATCATTTAATAATGAAGCATTAATTCGTGTTAAATTAGATTTTTAATAAAAAACATATCAATTAAAGACCCGTGTATATTTATATAATATAACGGGTTTTTTACTTTATGAACGGTACAACATCAAATGATTTAAATACTAATACTACATATCCAATCGTATATGGGTTATTAGATAAATCGAATATTAAGAATCAAACATTTTTCTCATATAAACAATGGGATCTATCTTCTGGTAGTTCGACTCAAAATGCGTTGCCATTAAATGCAATATATTCTGATTATACTAATTTAGCATTATTGGGTACAGAATTATCGTTAAATGATTCTAAAAATATCGATGGATCATTTCAAACAATTATATACAAGTCCATGTATCATTTATTTTATACAAAAAATCAATTGTATAATACATATGATATATCAAATCAAGGTACTATGAAAAAATTTTTATATCATAGTGCATCTATATTTTCGATACCAAATCAAAAAATTGGATATGGTATAAAACCAACTTCATTTGAATTTACTGCATCATCATCTCCTTATATTTTTAAATTAAAAGATGATGGTTTTGGAAATATATATAATACATCATACAATACATCATCAATAATTAGTTCACTAACATATTATGAAGGATTTAATGAATATTTTGATACTACTAGAATTAATTATGAATCAGCAAATGTAACATATATTCCGGGTATTAACTTATCAGATGTAACTCCTAGTGCTAGCATCGGAATGGCAGCTAGATTTTTGGGCAACGGATATATTACTACTCAATTAGATGGCGATTATAATAGATCAACAGAATATGCAATTTCATTTTTTATTTCTGGTGCTGCACAATCGTCGAATAATTTAGTATTAGGAAAAGTATCAAATTCGGTAAATTCTATGTACCCATTTAAAATAGAATTAACTACTGATAGTAAAATTAAATTTACAATTTCGTCTGCGGATCAATTAAAAAGTAGTATATCTGCATCAATTAGTTCAAGTTGGAATCATATAGTATGCCAAAAGTCTGGCAGTAAAATGTATTTACATGTTAATGGCAATACTCCAATTACTAGTAGTAATATTAATTCTGATAATATTAACAATGCTAGCAATTTATATATAGGTGGTTTTAGCACCAATACCTCAAATCTAATAGCGGATCTAGATGAAATAAGGATATTTAATAAGGCATTGAGTATTAGTGATGTAAATGCACTTAAAGATCGTACCACATATGGAACTTGCTTACAAACAAATATCGTAGGAAATGTATTTTATAACTCAGGTTTAGTTATAGTATCGAGTCCAAATCCGATATATAATAA